ATTTTATTTTTTTGTTTGCTTTATAATATCAATGTTTTGCGTGTATTCCTTTTGAATACATTTTCATTATATCATAAATTAAATGTAATACAAGCATTATTTTCATTTTTTTATAACTTTTTTGTATTTTATCGATAAATCATATCAAGTGAGCATCAACAAAAAGATATTAACATAATGATAATAACAAACTGATAATAACTAAATAGTATTCAGTTTTATCGATTTTCAATAAGAAATTATCGTTTTTCGATATGATCGATTTCGTTAATCAGTAAATATTTATTGTTATTTGATATATATCTATGTTTATTTATTGATTATTGATATATTTTTATTGTATAACGATAAGTCTTTTATATATATATAATAAGGTTATAGGGGGTGGGGTACTAGGAATTTATGGTAGCGGTACTTGGGAGAGTAGTATAGTATATATACACGAACAAAAGAATATATGATTAAAAATATTTTAAAAAAAATAAAAAGGTTTCAAGATATGAGAATATACTTTAGGTTTAAAAAGATTTCATAAAAGTTATAATTGATTTCATATAGGTTGTATAACTATTGTATATATTAAAGCTACAACTACCAATTATTATTATCTAAATATATTATAATAAGAAAAAACAAGTAAGTCAAGAAAAATTTTAAAAAAATAAAAAGAATTTACTAAAATAGATAAATGTGGTATAAATAGAGTGTAAAAAATATTTTAAAATATAGAAAAGAGATGATTATATGCCTAAAATGAGTGCAAGATATGAAGAAATGGTTGCTGGAACATATAAAGTAGAGAAGAAACCTAGTGGTTATCAAAAGATACCTAAAGAATTACAAAAGAAGAGGGGTAGAAAGAAGAAAGAGAGAACACCTATTATTACACCAGAGGGTTTAATTTGTACTACTGAAAATGAATATGATAGAAAGAATAACCAAAAATTAGCAGGGGTAGAGAGAAGTGAAATATTAAGATATTATTTAGATAATGGTTCTAATTACTCTAAAACTGCTGAATATTATGGTGTAAACCCTGGTTCTATTAGAAATATATTATTAACTTATGAAAAGAAAAATACTGAAGAATATGATATGATTAAAAGACATTTTATTGAGGAACAAAATGGTATAGTTCAAACTAGAAGTGCTAATTTATTAAATGAAATTACTAGTAAAATAGAAAAAGAAATTAGTAGAGAAGATAGAAACTATAATGTAACTCAATTAGGTATGTTATATGGTATTATCTTTGATAAATCTAGATTATTAAATGGTGAAAGTACTCAAAATAATGCTATTCAAATTAAATTAAGTAAAGATTTAGAAGATTTAAGTAAATAATTTAGAAAAAACACTTGATTTTTTATAATTTATATTCTTTAATAATATTGAGAGATAAAATTCTCTCCCTTATTAGAGTAATGGTTATAGGTTTTTGGTATTTTTTCTTTATAACTACTAATAAGGTCATATCATAGTAGTCTTGTTTAGTGACTACCTCCTTTCTAGTACTACCTTAATAGGTAGTACTCTGCTAATGTATTGATTAAATATTATTTTTTTCATATTAAACTCCGATACTTATAAATATATTAAAAATATAACTCATTCTTACTCACTTTTAATATGTTAGCAGAGTAGTGCTTATTAAATAGTTTAGAAAAAGTGGTTGAACTACCTATATGGTGTGGAAAAACAATGTGCTATTGCAAGGGCAAAAAGGTTTGAGGTTAAAAGCACATTTTTTATGATAGAGAGGTGTATTTATGACAAGTTTAGATTTAGGTGAATTATACCCTAAACAAATAGAATTTTGTAAAGATACACATAAATATATATGCTATGGTGGTGCTCGTGGTGGTGGTAAATCACATATATCTCGTATTAAGATGATATTATTAGCAATTAACTACCCAGGTATTCAAATATTATTATTAAGAAGAACTTTAAAAGAATTAAGAGAAAACCATAGTTTACAATTACAAAAAATGCTTAAAGATGTAGCACAATATAGAGAAAGTAGTAAAGAGTTTATCTTTCCTAATGGTTCTCGTATTGTTTTAGGTTATTGTGATAAAGAAACTGATGTATTACAATTTCAAGGACAAGCATACGAAGTTATAGTGCTAGAAGAAGCAACACACTTTACTGAATTTCAATTTCAGTCATTAACTGAAAGTAATCGTATGAGTGGTAATTTAAAAGTACCTTTTACACCTCGTATGTACTTTACTTGTAACCCAGGTGGTGTAGGACATCAATGGGTTAAAAGATTATTTATAGATAGAAATTATAGAGGTACTGAAAACCCAGATGATTATTCATTTATACCAGCAGTTGTTTATGAAAATAAATATCTTATGGAACAAGACCCTAGTTATGTTAAATCACTAGAAAATCTACCAGAAGATAGAAAACAAGCAATGTTATATGGTAATTGGGACATATTTGATGGTCAATTCTTCCCAGAGTTTAGGAGAGATATACATATTAAAGAACCATTTGAAATACCTAGAAATTGGAATAGATATATTGCATTTGACTATGGTTTAGATATGTTTGCTGTATTATTTATAGCAGTAGATACTCGTGGTAAAGCAGTTGTTTATAAAGAAATATATAAAGATAATTTAATAGTTAGTGAAGCATCACAATTATTAAAATCACAAATGAGAAAAGCAGAATATAGAAATATATATGCTCCACCAGATTTATGGGGAAGAAATAGAGATACTGGTAAATCTACATTTGAAATATTTAGAGAAAATGGAATACAATTAACAAAAGCATCTAATAATAGAAAAGATGGTTGGTTAGCAGTTAAAGAGTGGTTAAGAGTTAAGAAATCAAGAAATATACAAACTGGTGAACCTATTGAGGTTGCTGATTTAACTATATTCTCTTGTTGTACTAACTTAATTAGATGTTTGCCACAATTACAACACGATGAAAAAGACCCAAATGATTGTGCAACTGAACCACACGAAATAACACATATTTGCGATGCTTTGAGATATTTTTGTATATCAAGAGTAAGTCCATCAAAAGAAGAAACATTAGAAGAAAAAGTATTTGGTCTTGGTTATAAAAAACAAGAAGAATACGATAATTTTGATATTGGAGAAGAACAAGTTGTAGTATAGGAGATGAGAAAATGGAAATATTTTATATAATTTTACTTGTAATTTTAATTATTATTGGTATAATGTCATTAAATACTACATTATGTATAATAATGTTATTAAATGATTTAAGAAAAGAAAAAGGTTTAAAACCTATTTCATTTAACCCTATTGAAGTGGTTAATGATGTTAAAGAAAAAGTACAAGAAAATAAAGAATTAGAAGAATATAAGAAAAAACAAGAATTAGAAAGTGAAGCACTTGCTACTATGTTAGACAATATAGAAAATTATGATGGAACTGGTGCTGGACAAGTAGATGTACCAGATATAAGATAGTAGGTGAATTATGAATTTAGAAGAAATAAAAGAAACTGAAACTTGGTCTTTATATCAAAAAGGTAAGAAATTCCTTGATTTAAGAGATTTATATAGTAGAAGTGATAAGAATTTTAGATTTTATATAGGTGACCAATGGAATGGTTTGAAATTATCAAAGAGTGTTGAACCTATATGTTATAACTTTATTAAACAAATAGTTAAGCAAAAAGTATCAGTAGTTACTAAAAACTTATTTGCTATAAATTATAGTCCAGAAAACATTGAAAATGAAGAATTTGCAAATTCAGCACAAGAAGTATGTAAAGTCTTAAATAAAAAAGCATCTAATGTATATGATAAAGATAAATTAGATAGCAAAGTAAGAAGATGGGCAAAAAAATGTGCTATATATGGTGAAGCAGTTTGTTATATCTATTTAGATGAAAATGGAGATATTGTAAATGAAGTTTTAAATAATACTGATGTTATGTATGGTGATGAGAATTGTAGTGATATACAAAAGCAACCATATATATTAATTAGAACAAGAGAAGATATAAGTGATGTAATAAAACTAGCAAAAGATAATAATTTATCACAAGAAGATATTGAATTAATAACTGGTGATAAAGATACACAAGATAATGCTGGTGATGATGGTAAAATTGAATTAAATGATAAAACTTGGTTAATTACTAAACTTTGGAGAGATGAAGATGGTGATATTCATTATCAACAAGTTACTAGATATGTAATAATAGTTGAAGATGAAGATATGGGTGTAGATAAATACCCATTAGCACATATGAACTGGGAAGATGTTGAGGGTAATGCAAGAGGTATTGGAGAAGTTGAACAACATATACCAAACCAATTAGAGTGTAATAAAACTGCTTTAAGAAGAGCAATTACTATTAAGAATACTGCATACCCACAAAAAGTTATTAATATAGATGCAATACAAAATGTTGCTGATGTAAATAAAACTGGTTCTACAATTAAGTTTAGAGATATGGGTTCTACAAGAGCAAGTGATGTATTTATGAATACAACACCAGCACAAATGAGTAGTGATGCTAATAATTTCCAAACTGAATTAATAAATGTAACAAAAGAATTATCAAATACTGGTGATAGTACAACTGGTAATATTGACCCATCAACTGCTTCTGGTAAAGCAATTTTAGCAGTACAACAAGCACAAACTCAACCATTAGATGACCAAGTAATAGCATTAAAAACTTTCCTTGAAGATATTGCTAGAATATGGTTTATGTTTTGGAAAAATAATAGAAAAGATATAAAAATTTATTATTTAGACAAAAATGAGATGACAAATGAAGAAAATTATGTTATGTTAGAAGCAGATAAAAATACATTAGAAAAATTGAACACAAGTGTTAAAGTAGATATAACACCTCGTGGAGCATTTGATAAGTATGCACAAGAATTATCATTAGAGAATATGATGACTGCTGGTCATATTAGTTTCGAAGAATATGTAAACTCATTAGATACAGATAGTGTTATGCCAAAAGCAAAATTAGAAAAGATAATGAGAGATAGAAAAGAAAAGCAACAACAAATTGCTGAAATTCAAAGACAAGCAGATTTATTAAAACAAGTAGCAAATGCAGAACAAAATGATGCACAAAACCTATCAAATGTTATTACACAAGGTCAAATGTTATCACAAAATGCACTTGCACAAGAAAATCAACCAATGAGTGCTTAAAGCACTCTCAATATTGTCCTTTGGTGAAATGGTAACACATCAGTCTTTGACACTGACATTTCTAGGTTCGAACCCTAGAGGGACAACCAATTATACTATTATAATTATATAAATATGAAACTAATAATAAAAATTGTAGTATTCTATCACAATATTTATATAATTTAATAATAGACAGATAAGTGCTAATTACAACAAAATTATAATATTATATGAAAGAAAGAGGTGAAAATCTCCACATTTTGTAGAAGTGTTGTAAATCTTTGTTGTTCTATTCTCTATCTATCAAATTAGTACTTATTAAATTAAAGGTAGATATATAAAATGTATCTAGCATAGGGTTAAGGTTAAGAGTTGAGAAATTAACCACTAGGAAGCAATAATCAGCATAGCATTTAGAGTGATTAACTAAATGCCAGCCCTTATATCTATCTTGATATGCTACTTAATGGTAGCATTAGGGAATTAACTTAATAGTTAAAACTCTAATGGTGCTATTAAGCATTAGTCCAAGCATTAATGACTAAAAACTTTATAGGTGAGAGAAGCAAACTCGTAAAAATAGGAGAGGTTAGAAATGGAAGAAGAAAAATTAGTTGCTAATGAAGAATTAGAAGAAGAACAACTTGAAGAAACTGATGAAAGTGTTGAAGAAACAGAAGAAGAAACAACACAAGAAGAGGAAAAAGGCAAATTCTATACTGATGAAGAATTAAATGAATTAGTAAATGAAATTGCTGACAGAAGAGTTGCTCGTAAAATGAAAAAATACGAACAACAAATGGCAAAATATAAAGACACAGAAAATGTCTTGAAAAGTCAAATTGGTGGAGAAAACATTGATGAAGTAAATGCTAATTTAAGAAAGATTTACGAAGAAGATGGAAGAACACTACCAAAGGAATATAAGTATGAAAATGATAGGGACTTATATATTCTTGGAAGAAATGATGCAGAGGACTTTATTAAAGATGGTCTAGAAGCAACAGAAGAAGAAGCAAATAGACTTGCTAGAATTGGTTATAAAAACCTAAATGCAAGAGAACAAAGTTTATTTAATGCTTTATGTGAAAACATAACTGAAATTAAGAACGAAAAGGAATTGCTTAAACTTGGTGCTTCAAAAGATTTATTACAAGATAAAGACTTTGTAGAATTTAAAAAACAATTTAATGTTAATACACCTATCAAAAATATTTACGAATTATATACAAATAATAAGAAGCCAGTTAAAGAGGTTAAGACACCTGGAAGTTTAGTTGGTAAAAGTAATTCAAATAATGGTGTTAAAGACTATTACACTTATGAGGAAGCATCTAAATTCACAAGAGAAGAATTAGAAAGCAACCCAGAATTATTTAAAGCAATTGAAAATTCTATGTCTAAATGGTAGTATTTAACCTCTAGAAGAAAGAGGGAAAGAAAATTATGGCAGTTTCACATTTTATTCAAACTATCTGGTCTAAAAAAATTCAAGATAGTCTTGAACTTAAAACAAAATTAGTACAAAGTTGTACAACAAAATATGAGGGAGAAGTAAAATATGCTTCAACAGTTAAGATTTTAGCAGTTGGTGACCCAACAGTATCAGCATATAATAGTGCAAATGACATTACTATTGAAGAAATGAGTGATGCATCACAACTATTAACTATTGACCAAGCAAATTACTTTGCTTTCTATGTAGATGATATTAATAAGGCACAAAGTGTTCCTGGACTTGCTGAAAAGTATCAAGCAAAAGCAGTACATAAATTAGCAGTTGCAAGAGATACTTATATTGCTAACTTAATTAAAGCAGGTACTAATATTACTACTGCATCTAACTTAACAAAAGCAGCAGTTATTGAAGCATTAGACAATGCAATTGTTGCATTACAAGAAAGAAACTTTGATGAAGATGGTGTTATCGAAGTTACACCAGCAGTTCATATGTTAATTAAAGAAGCATTAGAAGATGTATCTACAAACAATGTTGATTATATCAAAAATGGTGTTGTAGGTGTATATAGTGGTTTCCCAGTAGTTATGTCTAATAATATGGCAAAAGATACTACTGGTTCTACTAAATATCAATATTGTGATATTAGAGGTCTTGATGCTATTGCATTTGCTGGACAAATCAACGAAGTTGAAAGTATGAGAGCAGAAAAGAGATTTAAAGACATCGTTAGAGGTCTTGATACATTTGGTGCTAAAACTATTGACCAAGCAAAATTACAAGTTGTTAAAGTACCATTAGTTGCTACTGCTTAGTATTAAAATAAGAGAGGTTAATTAATGATAAAAATACGAGTAAATAAAATGTTTCAAGATAAATATACTGGAACAATTTATAACTTTGATGATGTAATTGAAGTAACTAATGAAAGATTTGAAGAATTAAAAGACTTCGATGAAGAATTAGTAACTTTTATTGAAGAAATCAAAGAAAAACCATCTAAAAAAGATGACAAGAAATCTAAAGATGAACCATCAAATGATGAACCATCTAAAGATGACACATCTAAAGATGATGAAAAAAATGAGTAGTAGAAATACTACTCTTCATCGAGTTAAGAGATAATGGTGGTGCAACTCCACAAAACTCGACCATAAAGGAGAAACAAAATGGAAAATATTGAAATGATTAAAGTAATTGAATTGCCAGAAGAATATGATGCAATTAAAGTAACAAAAGAAACTAAATTAGAATATAAAAACGATAATGTTGAACAAACATTAGAAGATTTAGTTTTAATTACTATTGTTAAATCAAAAGATGAAGCATTAGGTTATGAAATGGAAACTAAAACAAAAATCTATTTAAAAGAAGATGATTATTTAGTTTTTGATGAAGTTAGAGGTTATGTAAAACCTATAAGTGAAATGATACCAAAAGATGAATATATTTCTAAAAATACTAAATTAGAAGAAGAATAGAGGTGTAAATATGAAGTTAAAGGAAATGAAAGAAAAAACCTTTGCATTAATTGAAGAATTATACCCAGAATTAAATAATTTAGCAGAAGATGAAGATGTTATAAATAAAATCAATGGTGTAGTTAATTCAGTTCAAATGGACTTAATGAAGTTTAGAAAGATAACTGCAAATGAAGAAATAGAAATCGAATTAGATGATGATAGAATAATTGATTTAAAAGATTATGATGATATATACCAATTAAATAAAGTTATTCTAATACCTAATGAAGAAGATATGGTAACTACATTTAATATGATAGATAATACTACATTAGAAATTGATAATTCTTTTGCTGGTACTATTAGAATTTACTATTATAAATACCCTACACTTTGTAAAACTATATTTGAAGCAGATACTACTGAAACTGCTGATGAAAAAAGACAAAGAGAAGATAATAGATATGTATTTGAACTTGACCCAGTTTTATTAGAGATTATGCCTTATGGAATTGCAAGAGATTTATTAAGATTAGATATGATTTCTAATTATGGTTCATATTTTGAAAGAACATATAATGAATTAATACAAAGATTAGATAGTAGAAATACTGCTGGTTTTATAACAATAGAGGGAGGAATTGATTTATGAGTAATTTAGATAAAATTATTACAAGACAATATTCAAACTTTATGGGTGTAGATTTTAGTGGTGGAGAAGTACCATACTATCATAGTCCAGATGCTAAAAATATGTGGAGAGATTATACTGATAGTAATTGTATTCAAACAAGACCAGGACTAACATTACTTAATAAGTTTGATAATGTTGTCAATGGTCTTTTTTTCTATAAAATCAATGATATAATACAAGTTTTATTACATATAGGAACAAAATTAGTTAAATGGAATAACTACCCAAATACACCAGTACAATTAACTGAATTATATACTGGTTTAAGTTCTTCAAAGAGTAAGAGTTTTGTATTTGATAATGTATTCTTTTTAATAGATGGTGTAAATTATATTGAATATAATGGTACAACTGCAAAAGAAGTAGAGGGTACAATACCATATACTACATATCAAAGAAACCCAGATGGTTCAACAAATATTGATGAGGGTGTAGATACTGATTATGTATTACAACCAGTAAATTGCTTAACAAGTAAAAGATATAATCAATTTATAGCAGATGGAACATCAACTGCATATCAATTAGATGATAAAGGTTTAGATAACAATTTTAGTGTAAGAGCAACAATACACGATAACGATACTACTACAATTGTAATTGAGGGAAATGGTTTATCAGTAGATAGAACAAATGGTATAGTAACATTTACTACTGCACCATCACAATATGCAAAAGTAGATATATTATTTAGTAAAACAATTTCAAACCATAAGAGTAGAATATTAAATTGTAATTTATTATGTGAATTTGATAATAGATTATTCTTTGCTGGAAATGATGACTACCCTAACTCAGTGTTTTGGGGTATGTTAAATGACCCTAG